GGGTCCAGTATCGCCAGTGGGTCCAGTATCGCCAGTATACCCTTGTGGTCCAGTGGGTCCAGTATCGCCAGTGGGTCCAGTGGGTCCAGTATCGCCAGGTAAAGTACCTTGTGGTCCAGTAGGTCCTGGTGGTCCTGGTGGACCTGCTGGACCAAATCCTGGCGGCCCTTGATCTCCTTGCGGTCCAGTAGGCCCTTGAGGTCCAGTGGGACCAAATCCAGTAGGTCCAGTAGGTCCTTGAGGTCCATTGGGTCCAGTAGGTCCAGTAGGTCCTGTAGGTCCCGTATCACCGGTAGATCCAATGGGTCCAGTGGGTCCAGTTGGTCCAAATCCGGTAGGTCCCGTATCACCAGTAGGTCCAGTGGGTCCAGTGGGTCCAATGGGTCCAGTAGGTCCAGTCGGCCCAGTAGGTCCAGTAGGTCCAGTGGGTCCAGTGGGTCCAGTGGGTCCAGTAGGTCCAGTGGGTCCAGTGGGTCCAGTATAGCCTAATACACCAGTAGACCCTTGTGGTCCAGCAACTGTAGATGCAGATCCAGTAGGTCCAGTATCACCAGTAGGTCCTTGTGTCCCTTGTGGTCCTTGTGGTCCAGTTGGCCCAATAGATCCTAAACCTAATCCAGGTGGTCCTTGTGGTCCAATTGGCCCACGACACCCAGTAGGTCCCTTTTCACCAGTAGGTCCAGTTGGTCCAGTATCGCCAGGAGGTCCGATTGGTCCGCGTCGTCCTTCGGGTCCTTGTGGTCCAATACCTTGCTTAATAACATTGCAACAATTTTTTGATGTAGGGCTAAATAATGACTTTGACATTATAAATTATTGTTATATAATTTATAATTTATAATAATAACATGAATAAGTATTTATAATAATTTAATAAATTTAATATAAATACATACAGAAACAAATACGAATGGATTAAATGTTTAACCCATGTTACCACCATGTGTAGCTCTGTATCCGTAAGATTGCGTTTGGATAGTTCTATTGGGGATGCACATAAGACCAAATTGAGTATTTGTCGCACCAATTAAATTGGGATTAGACGATAAATACCAACCCACAGATGGTGCGAGGCCGCCTTTTTTATTTCCCCCGCATGTATTGGTTCGATTGACAATTGATGCCGCATTTCGGCTTGCTTTAGATCCACCCATATAAACCATGATATATACTACAAAAAGATAATAATTTAAATTTAATAGAAAATAAATTTAGTCTAAATATTTAAAAATAAATCCACCAGCTGTTTTTCTATAATTACTCAATATTCCTCTAATATTACTTTTTCCTATATTTAATTCTTTTGCCGCACCAACAATAGAACTAAATTCTTTAATTAAATTATGTTCTAAATCAAATTGTCCAATTTTTCTAGTATAATTATTGCCTAAACCTGTTTTAAATTTGTGAATTTGATTTTCTTGATTAGTAACCCATTCCAAATTACTTACGGCATTGTTAGTTTTATTGCCATCAATGTGGTTAACTTGTTCTTTATTTTCTGGATTTTCAATAAATGTTAAAGCTACAATACGATGCAATCTATAAGTTACATTATCTATACCAACTACATTATATCCACCAGGAGTTAATTTTGAATTAACAAGAATTGTTCCAGAAGAATTTTTAAATCTTCCTAAATTAGATACCCAATATGTTTTAATTGTGTTGGAAACTGGTTTCCAAATTTCTCCTTCTAAACAATCAACACTAGGTTCTAGGATCCATTTAAATCCATATGATATTTTAGAAAGTCCAGTAATACAATTACCAATTGCATTTCTTCCATTATGAGTATTTTTTGTTAGTTCATTATTAAACGCCCATGTAGCTGCATCTTCGATTGAATTATATGTTTCTAATATTTCACCTGTATTTTTATCTAGTCTACAAACAGGTTTATTTTTGTTAGTTGTAATGATAAGATTTTTGCAGCGATGAATATTATTTTCTTTTCGCGTCATCCATTCTAAGTTTGAAACATGATTATTTAATTTATTTTTATCTTTATGATTTACATCAGATTTATTTTCAGGATTTTCAATAAATGCTAAAGCGACTAATCTATGGACCTTAAATGTTTTTCTAATTTTATCATTTACTAAACTTATACCGTAATATCCATCTTTACAATTTAATTTTAAAGGTTTATTTGTAATAATATTTTTGATATTTCCTAAATTACTGACATTATAATTAGGAAATTGGTCGATTGGTTTCCAGATTTCTTCCATTATTTAATTATGGTATATACTATGTATGTCGGCATCCCTTTAAGCCCATTTTTATAACAAATACAAAAACAGCTTAAAGCTACTGCTGCAAACTATATATAAACAAATGTCAGAATACCAAAAAACAGACCTAGCGAAAAGTTTAGCAAACGATGATGATGTAATTAAGACTGAAGATGGTCTCATTTTTAATCCATTCAATCCATTGAACACTGAGATTACATTAAATGACATTCAATGTATTCTCACTAATTACGGAATTCCGCCTAAAATATTCAATACAGAGCTTTACAGGAGAGCATTTGTGCATAGATCTTATACAAAACGCCCTGAATTTGAAAATATACAGCAGAAAATTAAGATCGTGGAAAGACCTCCAAATTGCTTACCATTAAGCACTAAACATAATGAGAGTTTAGAATTTCTTGGTGACGGTGTATTAGAATTAGTAACAAAATATTACTTGTATAGGCGATTTCCGAAAGAGAATGAAGGATTTATGACGGAAAAAAAGATTGCAATTGTAAAAAATGAAGCAATTGGACGAATTGCTTTTGAAATGGGATTACATAAGTGGCTCATATTATCTAGGAATGCAGAAGAGAAGAAAATTCGCACTAATTTAAAGAAACTTGGTTGCTTGTTTGAAGCATTTATTGGAGCACTGTTTCTAGATTTTAATAAAATCGTAGTTACAGATGATGAAGGATGGTTTCAGAATATGTTTGCAACTGGACCAGGATTTCAAATGGCACAAAAATTCATTGAGAATATTTTTGAAAAACATATTGATTGGATTTCACTGATACAAAATGATGATAATTATAAGAATATTTTGCAGGTAAAGATACAAAAGGAATTTAAAGTGACACCACATTATGTAGAAATTTGTCATGATCCAGATGATGGCTACAAAATGGGTGTATATTTATGCTTAGGACAACAAATTTATAATGCAACACAAGAAAATGCAGTTCATATTAGTCAATTTAAATCATTCAAACAAGTTCATGATCATGTTTTACAAAATGAAGGTAAGATATTTTTATTCATGGGGGATGGACAACATAAAATTAAAAGAAAAGCAGAACAAATGGCATGTGAAAAGGCAATTAATGCAATCAAATTGTATTCTGAGTAAAACCGAAAACGGTAGGTTTACTGAAAAATTTATATATTGAAATTATATAAGTAATGAATAATTTAGCAAATTTAACTCAAAAACTTAAATTAAAACCGCAAGTTACAAAAGAAGAAGATATTGAAGTTGCAATAATTCCCGAACAACCTCTTCCTAAAACGGAAAAAGAAGGGGAACAAGTTCGTATTCCTCCTAATGTTAGTGCGACTGTCGTAATAGCTGAAAAAGATGATGGAACAGCAGCTTTAGATATTCTTAAACGATTAGAGAGACAAAAAATAACTAAAGTTGCCAAAAAAGAACCAGAGGAAAGAGAAGTCGTCACAAAAGCACCTATTATTGAAGAAGAACTTCTAAGAGCAAAACCTAAAAAGCAAAAAATGAAGGGTATTATTGCTCAAGAAACTGAAAAAATGGAAGATGTGGTAGAAGGTGGTCCACAAATGACAGAACCCGGTGTAAAACCTGATGAATTAATTAATGCTCCTGCAAAACCTGCAAAACGATATACAAAAAGAGTTGTAACAAATGTTATTAATTTAGGTCCAGCAAATATGATACAAATTGGTGATACTCCTATTGGACAAAGAATACCACCTCCTCCTGTAATTGATATTAGAGCTTCAAGCTATTACATGAATAATCGTGAAATATTTGTAAATTTTATTGACAATTTATTTGAACCATATAAAGAAGATTTAATGGATGAAACACAAAATATTTCATGTGACAATATTGGCAAAGATACTGGTAAAGTTGGCTTGCTTACACATCAAAAAATTGTTAGAGATTATATTAATTTATATACTCCTTATAGAGGACTTTTATTATTTCATGGTCTAGGATCCGGTAAAACATGTAGCTCTATTGCTATTGCAGAAGGATTAAAGAGTTACAGACAAATTATTGTAATGACCCCTGCATCATTAAGACGAAATTATATGGAAGAAATAAAAAAATGCGGCGATCTTCTTTTTAGAAAAAATCAATTTTGGGAATGGATTTCAGTTGAAGGAAAACAAGAATTAATAGAACCATTAGCCGAAGTGTTAGGTAATATTAAAATCAACTATGATAATGAAATACACAGTAAATGGGTCAATTATATTAAAAGACATAAAGGAGTTTGGCTTGTTAATGTAACAAAACCGACTAATTATGATGAATTGTCAACACCTGATAAGAAAAGTTTAAATGATCAATTAGATGAAATGATACAGCTCAAATATAGATTTATTAATTACAACGGTTTAAGAAGAAGTAGATTTAAACAAATGACACTTGATTTTACTGTAAATATTTTTGATAATTCAGTTGTTATTATTGATGAAGCACACAATTTAATAAGTAGAATTGTAAATAAAATAGGTAGATTTCATAAATTTTCAGAGCGTAAACGAGGGCCTGGAACTGTTTTACCTATTCCATTAGCACTTCAACTATATGAATTTTTATTGCAAGCAGAAAATTGCCGTGTTGTTATGTTAACAGGAACACCTGTAATTAACTATCCTAATGAAATTGCAGTGCTTTATAATATTTTAAGAGGATATATTAAAACTTGGAAATTCACATTGAATACTGAAAAAATGAAAGGGAGCAAATTAAACATTGAAACTATAAGAAAGGAATTTGCCTCAGAAAAAATTTTAGACTATATTGATTTAAGTTCTTCAAAAGAACTTACAATTACTCGTAATCCTTTTGGTTTTGAAAATAAAATAAAGGAACTTGAAGGATATAAGGGTGTTTATAATCGTTATGAAACAGTAGATCAAGATGGGAGAATAGTTTTAGATGAAAGGGGTGTTATGAGTGATGAAGATTTTATAAGTCGCGTTATTAAATTACTTAAGAAAAAACTAGATATAGAAGTTAGCCCTAGAAATGTTACTTTTTCAGTTAATACAGCATTGCCTGATACATTAGAAACATTTGTTAGTGCATTTATTGATCAAAATGATAATAATGGTAAATTAATTAATGAAGTTAAATTTAAACGAAGAATTATGGGATTAACTTCTTATTTTAAAAGTGCACAGGAAGAATTATTACCAGCATACAACAGGGATATTAATAGACATATTGTTCGTATACCAATGAGCGATTATCAGTTTCAAATTTATGAAGCTGCACGACATGACGAAAGAGAAACTGAAGGAAAGGGAAAAAGTGGTGCAGCAAAGGTTGATGTTGAAGGTTTATTTGAAAAACCAAAAGCAACATATAAAATATTTTCGCGTTTATTTTGTAATTTTGTAATGCCAGATCCACCAGGGCGTCCCACCCCCGCTCTTTTAAGACTGCAAAAAGGTATGAAATGGCTTAATCAGTATTTAAAAGATTCGAATGATAAAAGAGTAAAAGCTGTGCAAGAAAATATAAAAACATATATTGCTAGTTTACCTCCTGATTATGAAAGCAATAAAGAAATAGCAGATCAAGTTATATTAAATGTAGAGAAATATGTAGATAGGTTTATAGTAAAACAATATGATGTTGTTGATTTTGAAACATATCTTTCAAAAAAGTATCAAGATAGGATGATTGAAATTGCTCAAGAAAAAGAAGCCAGAAGGATAGAAGAAGCTAACCGACCAACAAAAGCGCAGGAAAAGGAGGCTAAGGCTTTAGCAAAAGCGGCAAAGGAAGCAAAAGCTGCAGAAAAAGCTTTAGAAAAACAACTTAAAGCAGAAGAAAAGTTAGTAAAAGAATTAGCTAAAGCACAAGAAAAGGAGGCAAAGGAATTAGCTAAAGCACAAGAGAAGGAGGCAAAGGAATTAGCTAAAGCGCGAGAAAAAGAGGCGAAGGAATTGGCTAAAGCACAAGAGAAGGAGGCTAAGGAACTTGCTAAAGCTCAAGAAAAGGCAGAAAAAGAAAGATTAAAAGCTGAGAAAAAGAAGGCAAAAGGATTAGATGATGATGATAGTAGTGACAGCAATAGTGATAGCAATAGTGATAGTGATAGTGATAGCGATTCTGAATCTGATTATGAAACTGATAGAAAAGGAAAAGGGAAAAAACTAAATGACGATGACGATGATGAATACATTAATGAACTAGATATACCATCTTATTTATTAGAAAATGATGGAGGTGCAAAAGGTAAAAAAGTTGAGTTTGTTGAAGAAGCTAAGGAGGTTGCTGAAGTTGTTCCAAGACTAGAAGTAGGCCAAGATGCATTAGATGATGAATTAGAAAAAATGTATGAAAGTGAGGATGAAAATGATGATAAATCAATTCAATTAGAAGGGTATAAAGATGAAGATGCACTTGACAGAACATTTGAAGAATTGGAAGGCGATGAAGTTTTAGAAAAGATGGATAAAAATTCAGAATATAAAAGAGCAATTGCAGAGGCATTGGATTTTTTAAAGAGATATAAACAAAAGTATTTGAGTTTAGAGGCTCTAAGAAAATATAGTCCAAAATTTTTAACCATGATTGAAAACATAGAAGATCCTGAACATGCTGGATTACATTTAGTATATAGTCAATTTCGCTCAATGGAAGGAATTGGAATTTTTGCTTTAGCTCTTGAGGCAAATGGATATGCACAATTCAAAATTGTTAGAACTAGTGTTGGTTGGGATTTGGTAACAAGTGATGAAGATATGGGCAAACCACATTATGCTCTTTATACAGGAACAGAAGATGCTGAAGAGCGAGAAATCATTCGTAATATTTATAATGGAGACTGGGCATACATTCCTAACAATATTGCTGCGAAACTGAGAACAATTAGTAGCAATAATAATATGGGCGAAATAATCAAGGTATTAATGATTACATCAGCTGGATCAGAAGGTATCAATTTAAGAAATACAAGATATGTGCATATTATGGAGCCATATTGGCATCCAGTGCGTTTAGAACAAGTTATTGGTCGTGCTCGTCGTATTTGTTCACATCAGGCATTACCACTTGAGTTAAGAACTGTAGATGTATTTATATACTTAATGACTTTAACACAGGAGCAAATAGATAGTGAATTTGGAATAGAACTTAAATTAAAAGATCGCAGTAATATTCCACCATTTTTATGGCAAACATCGGATGAAAAGTTATTTGAAATTTCTACCATTAAGGAAAATTTAACGGATCAGATATTAAGAGCAATAAAATCTAGTTCAATTGACTGCATCACTCATACTAAATCAAATATGAAAGAAGGGATAGTGTGTCTTTCATTTGGAGACCCACCAAATACAAAATTTTCATACAATCCTGATTTATCACAAGATCAAAATGATACAATTGCGGATATAAATATGGAGGTAAATAATTGGCAAGTTAAGGAGGTGTTTATTAAGAGCACTGGTAAGAAATATATGTTGCGACTGGATAACAATGAATTATATGATTATGATAGTATTATTCAAGCAAAACGAATTCCTGGAATAAGACCTATTTTGTTAGGTAAATTGGCGCGCAATGAAGAAGGAGAATATCAAATAATTAAAAGAAAAATATAAAAATAATTAAGCATCATAACTTTGCTGATCAATATTCTCAACAATATGCTTATCATTTTGCTTAACCAATTTGGTGATTAAATCAATTAAAATATCTACTTTATTTATTAAAATATCTACTTTATCCTTAGGTATTTCTGTATTATCTGAGGCTAAAGGTATTTCCTCAATGAATAAAGAAATATTAGGTTTAATTTCATCATTCCATGTTACATTTTTTTTTGTATTTGTATTTGTATTTGTATTTGTATTTGTATTTGTATTTGTATTTGTATTTATTTTTGTATTTATTTCTGGTTGTTTTAATTTTAATTTTTTATAAATTCCTAGATCTGAACTAGATGGTTGTTCTATGTTGTTTTGTTTTTCACTTAGCATATCACTTTGCTTTACAATTTTTTGTGGTTGCAGCCAATTTTCAGGATCTTCTGTAATTAAATTATGTTGTATTTGATCTATATCAAATTTTCTGCGAGCCATTGTTTCAGCAATTAATACATCCATTTCTTGAATTTTGCCGTCATCAATCTTTTCAGAAAAATCTAATTCTTTAGGTTTTTGTAAGTTGATGGAATTTTCAAATTCAACGCGTTTTTTTTGCAATTGTTTTTCAAAGTTGTCTTGTCTTGCTTCTCGTATATCTTCTATTTTGTATGGATCCATTATTTGTGCTTCTTCTGAGCTAATTTGAATTCGTTTAAATTCTTGTTCTTGTTTTAAATTAGGAAATAATCTATTAACAGCTACAACAACTTGTGATAAAAATCGTTTATTTAGTATTACTAATTGTATATTTCCATTCATGGTTGAAGTAGCATTTTTTATAAATGGTTGAATATTACTATCAAAAACAGTACGAATATTTGCTACAATTTGTTTATTGTTAGTATCTATTTTAAGTTCATCTAACAAAACATCCCAAAGAAGTTTTAAATTTTGTTTATTTAAAAAATTTGAAATAGTTTGATTTTGGTTCATTATATTATTAATATTAATATAAATAATAATATTTATATTAAAATAAAAAGAATATAATATTTGTATTTAAAAAAAATGAAATACTTATAGATCAGAATTGAAATATACTTTTCTGAAGTTTTGCATGTAATCATCTTTTAAAATATGTGTTTTTAAATAATGGGAAGTTATTTTGTCTTCTAACATATGTACTATAAAAAATAAACTATAAATACCACATTCAGTATTACCATATTGATGTTCTACAGGATAATTTTGATCAAATTTGAAATTAATTCGTTTATTAAGTGAATGTCCTTGTTCTATTATATTATTAACAAATTTCATTATTTGATCAGGAATTTTGTCTCCTGCGCTGTCAAAAAAGAAAATAGTACCCTTTTTAACATTAATAAAAAGAGAAATCCAGTGACTACCACCTTTATAATGTGGATCAGTGTTAAATACAATACCTATTTTTGTTTTACCATTTTTTATTTGATCTGCTAAATTAAAATGACATAATTCTTCCCAAACGCACTTTCCATGTAGCATATGGGTATCATAATCAATTGGTGAGGGACCCATAAAATCAAAACATTTATATTTTTTTTCATATTGGTTCATTACTTGCATAATATCAACACTAGAAAGCCATTCATTTGGATTTTTTTTCCAATCATCAGGTGATTCAGGTGCAAAAGATTCCATTAATTCTTTTTCTAGTTTTGGATTTTTAACCATTTGTTTAATCCAACATGACTCTTTATTACAGGTAGTTTGATAATATGATTTAATAGTTTCCCAGATAGTTTTTGAATCATTTGTTAGTATAGGTCTATCTGGATGTCTTGCATTCCATAAGTCGCGCAATTTATGTAAATCTTCATCCGAATAACATGTGAAAGAATTTAATGCTTTATTATGGTTTTCTGGACTGCAATTTAATTTAATAAATGTTTTTGACTGTGACTGTGAATGTGATTGTGATATTCTTTTTGTTTTTTTATTTTTATGTCTTTTATGTCTTTTTCCTCCTTTTATACTCTTTTTGTTTCTGTTCTTTAATGTTTTTCTCTTTATCATATATTTTCATTATATTTTCTTTTTTTTAAATTTATAAAATAATTTTCTTTGATGATGAATTTTCAATTATAATTTCTTTTTTTCTGGGAAGTATTTGATTTTTTTTATAATTTTGTCTTGTTGTATTAAACCAATCTAATGGTAACTTGTGTATATCTTCAACTCCATTGGATACACTTTTTTTAGGATATTTTGCAGTTATATTTTTAATAGGTTCTTCAAAGTATTCTTCTAATGGTTTCTCATCAGGTTCATCATCATCATCATGATCATTACTATTACTATTACTATTACTATTATTATCTTGATCTTCATCTTGATATTGATCTTCATCTTGATCTTCATATTCATCTTTGTCTTCATCTTGATCTATAATTTGATTACATTCCTCATCATTTCTTCTTTCCTTTTGGATGCTTTCATTTTTATCATGTATTTCCAAATAATATATACTTTTTTCAATAAATGCATCAAAACAATCTTTAACATCTTCTAACAAATCATTAGGTTTATCATTATTCAATAACTGGTTAAATAAATTATGTATTCTATCTTTATCATATGTTGGTTCTAAACTAACATCTTTTTGCTTTAATTTATTTAGTTTATGTAATTGAGATTTACTTATTAGAAAATTTAAAGTAATTTGGTTAACATAAGCATTATCAGTAGATGAAACATCATCACTATCTTCTTGCTCTTTATCGGACATTTCTATATATTATATTATTTTATATAATATATAAAAAACTTTAACTAATTTGTTAGTTTGTTTAACAAATATTTTGTGAATATTGTAATAAATTGTCTATTTGTGTTTCTATGTTACCAATATAATCAAGTGGATTAGTTGATAATGATTTATATAATTGATAGATTTGTTTTATTTTAGTTTCTTCTGTTAAAGAAATAATCATGTTTTCTAAAATCATTTGTATAGACAAAGGTTTAATTTGATTATTTTCATTTGAAATATGTGTTGTTATTTGTCGCAAAATTTCATGCAATTCTTGACGATCTAATCCTTGTTTTGTTCCCATCATAAGCAATTTTTCGGTCATAATAAATGGCATGTGTTCTTCAACATGTTTATTAATAATTGGAACAAAAACTCTTAATCCATTTATAATTGTTTTAAATTCGTCACAAATATGTTCTAGTAACATAAAACTATCTGGAATAATGATGCGTCTAATTGCAGAATCATCTAAAGTGCGCTCACACCATTGATTAATATATGTATGTGTCATTGATATTTGTTGATTTATAATATATCTTGATAAGCTGCATATTTTTTCGCATTTAATTGGATTTTGTTTATAAACCATGGCAGATGATCCAACTTGATTTTCTGAAAAAGGTTCTCCTAATTCTCCTTTGCTAGCTAACAAGCGAATATCATTACATATTTTATAAAATGTCTGTGATATATCAGATAATATATTAAACAACTTAACATCCGTTTTTCTGCTATAAGTCTGACCACATACTAATACAGTTTGTTTAAACCCAAATTCATTACATATTTTTTGGTTAAGTAATTCGCATTTTTCATTAGTTCCATCAAAAAGCGTCATAAATGAGTCTTCACTTCCTGTAGTGCCTTTTGCACCACGAAATAATAAATTTTCTGAATAATTTTTCAAGGAATTGTAATCAACTAACAAATCATTCAACCAGAGTGTGGCTCTTTTTCCTACAGTTGTTAGTTGTGCAGCCTGAAGATGAGTATATGCTAATGTTGGTTGCAATTTATATTTTTCAATAAATATTTCAAATGATCTGATTATAACTAACAAAAATTGTAGCAAAAAAGTTATAGATTTTTTAATTTGTATTAAGTCAGCGTTATCAGTAATGTAACAACTAGTTGCACCGAGATGAATAAATTTTTTTGCATTAGGACATAAATCACTGAATGCCATTATGTGTGCCATAATATCATGTTTTGTCATCTTTTCATACTCATCTATTTTATGGAAATCAATATTTTCGGTAGCTAATTCCATTTCTACAATACCTTCATCGGTGATACAGTTAATACCTAATTCTTTTGATGATCTTGCTAAAGCGATCCATAATTTTCGCATAATGATTGTTCTATTGCAAGAGTTCCATATTTTGCTCATGTGTTTAGCCTTGTATCTTTTACCAATTTGGGATTGATATAATACATCATCTGTTGAAAAATAATTCATGAATATATTAAAGTTAATGAATTGTTTTTAAATTACTTTTTAAATAAATATATTATTTTTTACTTTTAAGCACATTTTGTCGGTTTTGTTAGGTTCTTTAATTGCTGTCTTGTTGCATTATTAAATAAAGAAATACCTACTACTCTTGGATCCGCATTCAAATCAGTTGGACCTAACTCTTCTTTTTTAAATAGTCCTGGAAAAGGTTGCTCTACCGGTCTACTGTTCCAATGCACATTATATAAACTACTTTTGCTACTTGGAACATAAGTTGCCTGACTACATTCTTGTAAAGCAAATAATTGTCCTCGTAAATCCGATTCATGATTTATATTTGATGCATATCCTGACCAAGGACCTCTTTCATTTACATTACCTGGATTAAATATTTGACTAGGATTATATGTTGCTTGTTGAATTAATGGGGTCTTAATTTCTCTCCTAGGATCAACAATCGGCATAATAGAATATTTTGTTAGTACTGGTCTTGCCTCTAAATATGGCTGCAATGGTTGACTAGGAATATTCCGCACATATGTTCTTGTATTCATTACATCTTGTCTTGCTGAACATGGTAAATTATCAAAATCATTAATATTATAAGACATTGCTATATTAATATATTTATATATTATAAAATATATTAAAATGTATTATTAAAATGTATTATTAAAATGTATTATTAAAATGTATTAAAAGTATAAATATAATTTATATTAATCTATAATAATCTATTATGTGTGGTATTTTTACAATTCTAAATTATTCTCATACAAATACCGATATGATTAAAGATGAATTTGAAAAAGGCAAAAATAGAGGTCCTGAAAATAGCACATTGATCTTTAATTCTGATTTAAATTATGTAAAAGGCTTCCATCGATTAGCAATTAATGGATTAAATATTGAGTCTAATCAACCAATAAATATTGAAGACTGCAGCTTAATTTGTAATGGAGAAATTTATAATTATACTTATTTATATACATTAATTAATGTTACACCTACAACTAAATCTGATTGTGAAATTATTATTCACTTATATCTTAAATATGGAATTGAACAAACTATAAGAATGCTTGACGGCGTTTATGCTTTTGTATTATTTACACCTAATAATATATTTATTGCTAGAGATCCATATGGGGTTAGACCATTGTATTATACACAAGGTTTTCATATTAATAAAAGCGTTATCGGATTTACATCTGAACTAAAAACATTATGTAATATTGCAAATCAACATGATCAAAAAGTTTATCAGTTTAAACCTGGCACATTTTTAATAATTGACAAAACAATAGATTTTCATAAAGTTTCTTGGGTAATAAGACAACAATATATATATCATATTCCTTCATATACAAATACATTTATCACAACAATAGTTGACAATATGTATGAAAAATATTTGGAAGGTATTAATTTTCATTTAAAAGCTGCAGTTTTAAAACGATATACTACAACAGAGCGTCCAATTGCATGTTTATTATCAGGAGGATTAGATAGCAGCTTAATTGCTGCACTTGTTTGTGATATACATAAAAAACAAAACCCTAAATCTAATTTAAAAATAGAAACATATAGCATCGGATTGCCTGATTCTGAAGATATTAAATTTGCCAAACTTGTTGCAGATCATATTGGTTCAAATCATACTGAAATCATTGTTTCTGAAGAAGATATGTTGCAAATTATACCAGAAGTTATTCAAGCAATTGAAAGTTATGATACAACTACAGTAAGAGCTAGTATTGGTAATTATTTAATTGGAAAATATATTAAAAATAATAGTGAAGCCAAAGTCATTTTTAATGGCGATGGTTCTGATGAATTAGCTGGTGGATATTTATATATGTCTTCATGTCCAGATAGCGTGGAATATGATAAGGAAACTTTGCGACTATTAAAAGATATACATTTATTTGATGTATTGCGTTCAGATAAATCAATTTCATCGCATGGTCTAGAACCTAGAACCCCTTTTTTAGACCGAGGATTTGTTAATTATTATTTGTCTATTCCAATAGAATTACGAAATCACAATTTGGGTAAAAATGTAGAAAAATATATGATAAGACGCGCATTTAGCAATGAATATTTATTACCAATAGATGTTTTATGGAGAAAAAAAGAGGCATTTAGTGATGGTGTTAGTAATAAAGGTAAATCTCTTTTTCAAATTATTCAAAATTATACTGATAAACAAATTTTAGATCCAACAATGAATTTCAAGCAAAAGGAGAAGACATTTTACAAGAATATTTTTGAAAAAGCGTATCCTAACCAATCGCATTTAATTCCATATTATTGGATGCCTAAATATATTTTGTCTGACGATCCTAGTGCTAGAACATTGACTAGCTATAAGTAACCACAATCTATATTAAAATAATATAAAGAGTAAATGACATGCAATACATCTACAATATTGAAATGTTTTCTAAAATAATACCTAGAATAAAAGAATTTTATTTTCTGCCAGTTGTATTTATGGCGCCTGCGAGAGCATTTACAGAAGGTTATGACGAATATATTAAAAATAAAAATAGAGATATATCATTAGCTCAACATACATTTTGTTGTTTTATGGGTGCATGGGTAGGTTCAGTATCAGGAGCATTTTTAGGCGCCACATGGCCTATTTCTCTTCCCATTTTCATTGGAAGATATATTGATAAAAAATAAAAAAAGTAAAAGAAAGGTAAATATTATACTATAGTTTATTATAGTATAATATAGTATAGTATAATGAAACACATAGATAAAATACAACATAATGTATTAGATTTTGTAACATATATTACTTATTTTTTATATATATCAGTTGCATTTGGAATATCCGCTACAGCTCCAAAATATTTAGATGATCTATTGTTCTACACAAAAATGTATGTTAGTTTGTTTCTAATATATCGTTTTAATCCATTTAGGAGAATAAAATTTACATCATTAGATGCTAAAATAGGTTATAATGCAGGAATATTTTTATTAGCAACAACTGTAATTAATAGTGTATTAATTAATTATATAGATGTTTTTAAAACAAATGTTAAAACCTTCATAAGCACTAATTTTTAAACCTTATTTTAATTTATTTTTGCGTGTTTTATTATTATTTTTAGAGAGAGATTTATTAGTTTTTGCATGTGACATTTTATTAGGAGGTTTTGTAAAAAAAGTTTGTAAGTGTTGAAATATTTTTTTTGACAAGATTTTATCAACATTTTGTGCCTCTTTTGTTTTTTCAACATAAGAATATCTATATTTTTTCATATAATTAATTAGGCTTTCACTAATATTTAAAGTAGTATTCATTATACCACTTTTAATAAAACGGTCAACCATAGTTTCAAATGGCAAATCATATATATATGGTTTTAAGTTTATATAATAAACACGGTCATCAACCATTCCTTCATGAAATGCATCATCTAAAAAACATATTTCAGTTGTTTCTGGTATTTTTGTGCAACGAATAAGATCATCATGTTTTTTCATGTGACTTGTTCTATAAAGTTCAACTTGTTTTCCTCTAATTTTATATGCTTTAATGATTTGATCAAATAACTTGTAATTTAGCTTGGTTTCAAAATAAGCTTGAATATGCTGTGCCCATTCATTTGGACCTTGATTATTAGTATAAATCATTAATTTATTGCAATGTTTTGACATTTTTTTCTTCTTTAAGTAGTTTAAAATATTAATAATATTGGGTCGTAAAAATTCTGGATACAAGTCTAAAACTTTATTGAAGAGTTCCTGATCTGCAGCAATTGGAATATTATGTTTTTTAATATAATCTTGCAACGCATCCCAAAACATTCCAAATTCAACATAATATCCAAGAGTTTCATCTAAATCAAAGACAACAATTTTGGATGTGCAATACATATATTAACATGTTATTATAATACATGATAAAAATAAAATTAATGTATTCTTATATTTATTCTTATATTTATTCTTATATTTATTCTTATATAATCTAATAAAATTCGTAAATTATTTGTTAGATTAAAATTAACAATATATAGAAACTTTTATGAAAATAATCACAATAGTAACGACAAATCCGATATTTATTGAATTACAGTATAAAACAATTCATAAATTCATAAAATGTAACGAAGAATTAGAATTTATAGTATTTAATGATTCAAAAGATTGGCCAGATATCACAAACTTTAATGATATTAGTATAAAGACCAGCATAGTTGAAAAATGTAATACTTTGGGAATAAAATGTATAAATATACCGAATTCACACCATATAAATGAATTTAATGCATCAAAAAGACATGCAGATTCTATGAATTACATAACTGAATTTATGATTAATAATAAAGATAAGTATTTAATTATTGATAATGATATGTTTTTTGTTGATAAATATAATTTACATGATTTAGATAATTATTATTTTGGGTATGTAGAGCATACAAGAATACTAAATAATAAAAAATATAAATATCCTTGGCCAAACTTATTATATATAAATACAGTATTAGCTCCTAATTTAGATATATTAAAGTGGGATGTAATAGAAGGTTTAGATACAGGAGGTAAAGCAGGAGGATGGTTATTAACCTTAGAAAAATCAAAAATAAAAAAATTTAATGGATTAATATCTGGTTCATGGAATATTAGTAATTTTCCAGATAATTTAAATAAAAAATTGTTAGAATTTTTGAATAATGATCTTAGAAATAGTGCTAACAAATATTTTGCCGAATTATTTGAATCAAAAATATTACATTATAGAGGCGGAAGTAATTGGATGATAAATTCAAAAAAACTACATAATTTTTTAACTGATTTATTATATAAAACGATTGAACAATTATAAATAATAATCTTTTTATACTATAAATAGTTATGTCAACTGAATTGAAAAATAAGGATTATATTAATATTTTAAAGTTTTATAAAATGAATATACCGAAATCTAAGCGCTTATTAAAGAAGCAAGCGGAAAATATTTTAAGCGAAAAGTTATGTAGATGTATTAAAAAGGTTGGAGAGCCAAAATCACTTGCTATATGCACTGAAAGCGTTTTTAAAAGAAAAAATCTAAAACGAGGTAGATTTAGTTGTAGAGGGAAATCAAGTGTAAAAATTTCAAAAGATATTGGAACAAAAACACGAAAAAATAGGAAATAGGTTTGCTGCAGCAATAAAAATATATGGTTATTTCTTTAAATACTTTTTTAATACTTTTAATTAAAATATATTATAATTTCTATTTAATTATAATCTATTGTTTTTACATTTATAGTTGTTTTAAAAACCATTGCGTTCTATTACTATACTCACCATATCTCAAATTTAACACATTTTGATAAAATCCTGGCACATTTCCATTACGAGTGTAATAAGCATACATTCGTCTTGTTGATCCTGCACCTGCACTTGAAGCATCTGAAAGCAAAGAACCTAAAGTTCTTGTTCCATTTGAAGAAGATAAACGATAAGTTCTAATATTTCCGGTATTGCCACCCATTATATTTTAACGCAATATTAAAAATTATTTAAATTTATTTATATTCCTAAATTTCATTTCATTTTATTTATTATTTGTTAGTCTTCTTCAGTCTCTTCTTCCGATTCTTCCGTCTCTTCTTCCGATTCTAAATCTAATTCTTCTTCTATTTTTGGTTTTGGTTTGGGTTTTAGATTTATTTTTGAATTTGCCATTGTATTGGCTCTTAAATTAGTTTGGGGTTTTAATTTATTGTCCTCTTCATCTAAGTGATCTAATGCACTTAAAATTACTAATTCTTGTGCACTTAATTTTTGAAATATTAAACATTCATCCATTTTAAATCTATAATGACGATGCATAAAGTTTTTACAAACAATATAAACACCATCATCTAATATTTTTATATCACAAATAATACCACATTGATTTAATGGTAAATTTGACGGATCTGTTAAAGGTATCCAACGAATAAATCCTCCATATTTTAGATCCTGTATTTCATCTACATATTTATATCCTTTTAGTTTTTTAAAATAAGCTATCAATATATCTTTGTCTAAATGCAATTCTTTTAAAATATTAAAAATTGTTTCCTGAATTTTTGGAGTTGTTAGGTTCATTATGCTATCATTTTTTTCATTATCTAATGCTGTCAGTAAATTTTCTATATCTAAATTCATATTTATTATTAATAATTATAATTATAATTATAATATAATTATTTTCTATATTATAATTTTTTAATTCAACAAAATTAATTATTGCATTAATTATGCTTACCAACCACTACCAAATGCAGACCCTATTCCTTCATTTGCTGCCATTGGTCCAAATGACTCCATACCTGGAGTTGCCGCACCCACCAAAGGAGTATTATCTTGTTGATACATATTGTTATAATCTGGTAACTGTTGGCTATTTGTTTGTTGAGGTAATGAACTAATTGAAGTTGACCCCATTGAAGAAGCAGCCATTGTTTGATTCTGTGAAATTGGTTGACTTACTTTCACACTTCCTTGACCCTTTTTCCCTTTCTTTTGATCTTTTGGACCCTCCCATACTTCCATAATACGATCCACAATAATACTAACCTTTTCACCTAATTTAGTCTGCAAACTCAAAACAATAACTAACATCGCTAAAATAATATTTGTCACTGAAAAGTCTACATATTTTTCACCACTGTATGTTGGCAAAAATGTTATTATTCGGTGAATAATTAATATTCCCAAAAACATGACTACAACTTGACCTACTATTTCTGCTAAAAGTTCTGGACTGCCTTTTTCTTCATCCGCTTCAGGAACAAATTTTTGCATCGCCTTATTCATTATTATAACTGGAATTAGAGCTAAAACTGCATATTGAACGATATTCATCATTTCTGATTTAGAACTATCATCAAAGTTAAAAACATGTTTAAAAAATCCTGGTTTCCCGCTTGTTGCTTTTGATAATTCATCTAAACTTTCCATATTCCTATATAGGTTATAATAAGAAATTAAAACCCATTAAAATATTATAAATATTACAAGTTTTTAGTTAAAGACAATTCTAAATACTATTATTATGGAACAAACTAACACAAAAGTATCGGATAATATTTTTGCAGCTATTAATGCAAATAACGCTGACGCTTTGGTCGCTGACGCTTTGGTCGCTGACGCTTTGGTCGCTGACGCTTTGGTCGCTGACGCTTTGGTCGCTGACGCTTTAGAAGAGCAACAATATCTTGATTTGATCAAAGACATTCTTGATAATGGCACTTGGGAAGAAGGTCGCAACGGAAGAACTAAAAGTGTTTTTGGGCGTTCTATGCGTTTCTCTTTGGCCAACGGAAAGATACCCATTTTGACTACGAAAAAGACCGCCTGGAAGACTTGTTTGAAGGAACTTTTATGGTTTATTAGTGGCGAAACGGACAATAAATTGTTGCAACATCAGGGTGTCCATATTTGGGATGGTAACACAACTCGTGAATTTTTGGATAGTCGTGGTCTTAAAACAACTAAAGAGGGTCTTATTGGCCCTGGATATGGATTTCAATGGCGTCATTTTAATTCACCTTACGATAACCAATCAGGAAAATCCTTAATCCCATCTTTAGGTATAGATCAGTTACAGCAAATTATTGATGAGTTAAAGGATCCTGCAAAAAGAAACAGTCGTCGTCTAGTTATGACTGCTTGGAACCCGTCTCAGCTTAATCAAATGGCTCTACCACCTTGTCATATCCTATGTCAATTTAATGTGCATGATGGTAACAAACTTAGTTGCGCGATGTATCAACGCAGTTCAGATTTTTTTTTAGGAATTCCTTTCAATATCGCATCATATTCGCTCTTAACACATCTTTTGGCAAAACATTGCGGATTAGAAGCTTATGAATTTATCCATTTTATGGGAAATTGTCATTTATATGAAAACGCTATTGATGCTGCTAAATTACAAATTGAAAGAAAACCATTTCCATTTCCAACTATATCTATAAAGGATGTAAAAGAAAATATAAATGATTATCAAGTGGAAGATTTTGTTGTAACTGGGTATCAAAGTCATGAAGCAATAAAGGTTGCGATGGTTGCTTAAGGAATAAATTATATTACAACTATTTAAAGATAATATATTATAAAATTATATAAATAATGATAACTAACAATAAATGTGTAATGAATTTTTCATCACAATATGCTTACGTAGATAATAATCAACAAATACGTATTGATTATTATATAAAAAATAAGGAATGTTTTAATCATAAAAATTTGTATTGCATAAACGGGCATGAACTAATATGTGTAAATGGTAAAAAAAATATAACTCACTTTAGACACAAAAATTCTGATGATGTTGGGGGAAATTATATGACAGAATGGCATATAGAATGGCAGGGAAATTTTCCTGTAACTGAAATAGAATTCAAAAAAACATGCGATAAACAAATTAAATCACGCAGAACAGATGTTCTACTAAGCAAAACACATGTTCTTGAATTTCAACATAGTTTTATAACAAAAGAAGAAGTGAATGAAAGAACTAATGATTATAATATTCATAATAAAAAAATTATATGGGTTATACATGGCAATAAAGATATAACAGTAAATTATCTATCTTATAGCAAACGAGTATATTTAGAATTTATTTCTGAAAAATGGAAATTTGAAAGTTTTATTGATTGTGAATACATTTACATTGATATTAATTGTAAAATCTACAAAATATTTCCTAGGTTAATTAAAAGCAATATGATTGATGTGCAAGAACCTATAAATAAAGAGCAATTTATTGATTGTTTATTACATAACAAAGAAGTTTTTACTGATATAACACCATTGCAATGTAAATTATTTATTAAGCAACAAGGTGCTGGAAATGGAAAAACATATGGTATAATTAAAATGCTAGAATCTGATGAATTTGCACATTATAAATATTTTATTTATGTATCAAAACAACATTCTGCAGTATATGTGATTTATAATGAATTTCAGCAACAAATAAAAAATGGAAATTTATCATATATAAAATTAGAAGAAGAGCCTAGATTTGTAAATAAAAAATATATAATTCAATATTATAATTTAAAAACTAGCAAAATTTGTCAAATTATAATTGGCACAGTAGATTCATTTATGTATGCTATAGGAAATAAAAATAATACTGAAATAGATAAATTTGAAGGTCTAGTAAATTCTATTATTGACGATCATATCGAAACGACTTCATGTGGAAGCATTAATTATGGTGGCTGCCGACCCAAGTTATATAAAGAAACTATTTTAATAGGCGATGAGGAACAAGATTTAAAAATAAATTATGCAAAAGCAATTATTCAAATTATGAGAAATAGATACATTGATGTATATATTGTTGGTGATAAATTACAAAGTATATCACATGAAATAAACGCATTTACTTATTTATTAGAAAATGAATTCCCATATATTGATAAAAATATATATGATTTTACAAATATTTGTCGTAGATTTGATCATCCAAAATTAATTAATTTTGTTAATGCGATGATTCCATTTAAAAAATATGGTCTTCCTGAAATTGAACAAACATCACATAATTCAAGTTTTTTGGAAGATTACAATTCATTAATTATTTTTGATGGAAAAACTATTTATGCAAACGATACAAATGAAAGTAAAATTAATACAGAAGTAGAAAAAATTATGATGCATTATGAAAAAGAAGTAAATGAATATAACCGGTTGCCTGAAGACTTTTTAATAGTTACACCTTTTACTCAATCAAATCCATTAGTAGATGCTTTACAATTAGCTATAAATATATTTTGGAAAAATATAGATACAGATGATAATTTTAAAAGATATGCTATATTTCATAAATCGGAAGATGGTAGTTCAATTAATTTAAATGAATCCGTTAATGCCACTCGTATTGTTTCAATTCACTCGTCTAAGGGAGATGGTAGAAAAGTAGTATTTGTAATTGGATTAAATGAAGGAGCATTGTGCAGATTTAGTGGTATATCAGATAGCTTAATTTATGATTCTTTATTTCATGTAGCGATAACAAGAATGAAAGAAAAATTATATATTCGTCTCGATGGCAATGATGATATAACTAACAAAATTCAGAAATATTTACATGATACTGGGTTTGAAAATTCAATTATAAATCCAGATATTCAAATTTATAATACAATAAAATTTGAAACTATTAAAGATAGTTGTAAAACTACAAGTAATTATCAATTATTTCAAGAAAATATATTTGATTTGATAAATTTACCAAAATTACAAGACGAAGATAATGAAAAAAAACTGATAGATACTAGTCATCATAATGTTCGCTTTGCATCGATACGAATTAATTTATTTTTACAAATTATCAAAAATGAAAAAAAGGTAAACAATTCTGATATAAAAAAACAAATAATTGCTATATTTAATGACATTATTGAACAAGGAATTACAGAAACACCAACATGGAAAGGTTATAATTTATTATTACAAGAGAAGGATATTCCAATATTAAAAATATCTGACAAAGGACTAGACTATATTAAGTATTTTAATACCATTATTGCTTTTTCAAAAAATATATTAGATAAAATTAAATTAGTTATTAGTGGAAAAGATATTCTTGATTTTTGTCCATTGGAATGTGTTATAATGCATTACATGATAGAAACTATAACAAGCGGTAGATATACAATGTTTCATATTAGCGAGCTTTATAATATAGTAGATATTTATAGCAAATCATTTGATAAAACTAAAGCAACTGATCACATTAATTGTTTATGTAATAAATGTTTTACATCAGATATTACTTTAAAACCCAATAATAGTTTAGAACCGTATATATGTGTTCATTTTGAAAAAATTAATAAAATTACGAATAATTATAAACTATTTTATGATTTATATCCTAATATAAGTTGGTTAATAAATTATCCTATTTATTTTAATGGAAAAACAAATGATTATAATATATATAAACATTATCAATTAATTGGATATGATAATAATAACGTTATTATAGCTTACATTAAACCACAATTTAATGCATTAAATTATAATCAGATATTAATGGATGCTGTTTTTGATGCATATTTAGTTAAAAATGTTCAAAAAAATAATTCAAATAAAAGTTATGATTATTTTTTTGGAAAAAAAATTGTTAGTGTTATATTTACTACAGACTTATGCGAACCTTATTATATTAACTTGACAACTGATATATTTGAACTAAATCAAATGACTATTCAGGATATTATAAAAGAACAAATTTCTTCAAAATACATGATTGAAAGTAAAACAATTTATAATTTTTATAAATATTGGAGAAAAAATTGTCCTTCAGAAATCACTAGACCACTAGAAATAATTGATTATATTATACAACAATTTAATTTAAATAAAGCAAAAAATACAAGTAATACAAAACAATTGCCTAATTATATTACAGAATTTTTTAATAATATTAAATTTAAAATTGAGAATTGTAAAGATAAACAACAACAAAAAATGGTTTTAAAAGACTATGATAATAAACAAAAATTTATGGAATATTTAGATCAACGAATAGATGACAGTATAAATCGCTATTTTGGATTTCGTAATTGTGATGAAAATGTATCTGATGATGATGACACTGGATTTATTTCTGATTAATATTTTTTTTGATTTTTTCCTAAAATTCCAGGGTTTTCCTTAATATATATATTTAGAAAAAATATTTAGCAAATAATTTCATTGATTAATATTTAAGCGCGTAAAGAATTTAGAAACAATATAATAAAGAATACTATAATTATGAGCGCAAATCGTTCTGTTCAAGCTGCACAAAGAAGACGAGCTGGTCCTCCTGAGCCCGCTGCTCCCGGTCGCGGTCCTCAGCCATCTATTAACTCATCACAAATGTTTGCTGCAGGACAACAGCAGCAGCGTATGGGACCTGGTTCGGGTCAAGTCAGTGGCAGACTTGCCGGCCAACAGGCCGCACTATCTCAAAAACAAATGATGGAACAACAACAACAAATGCAACAACCAACTCCATCTGGTCTTGGAAGCATTAATAAAATGACACTTCCTCAAGCGATCACTCTAATTACGCTGCGCCTAGGCAAGGTTGAAACGCAGTTGATGAATGTTTCTTCTTCTTCTTCTTCTTTTAATGGCGATGAAGATACTATTATTGTTGATAAGCAAGTTATTCAATCACTTATCAGTAGAATTGATGCTTTAGAGAAAAAACCTGTAACAGGCGCTACTGGTTCTAATCAAGATGTTGCACTTTTAAAGCAACAATTTGAAACTATTAAACCTATTGTAGTGCAATCTAAAAATACTGGAAATGCATTAAAACTTGAAATGGAGAGTTTAAAGAAAAATCTTGCAGAAACTAAGGAACTTATTGTTGCTCTTCAAAATTTAACAATGGATAATAGTAACAAAATTTTGGCATTAAATAGTGTTTTTACTCAAGATGATGGCATGTTTTCTGATAATAATTTAGAACATGATTTTTCTAATCAAGATGAGCTTGTTGATGATTCTGATAATTTAGATCTAGATCTAGATCTATCATCTCAAGAAATCGTTGGAACAAATTTGAAAGAATTAATTGAACAAGAATTTAATGCTGAAGAATAAATATATATATATTATTAGAGTTATAAATTAAAAGTAATAATATATAAATAAAATATAACCTATGTCACTTGTAGTGTCAAACTCAAAAATAGATAATGAAAATTATTCTTATGATACATTATTTAGTAAAAATCATATTACAACTCAACAAATTATTGAAAAAATTAAAACTGGAAAAATTACTGAAATATTAGAAGGTTATCTTTATATTAATGATAATGGTATTGTTATTGAACCTAAATACTTAAAACAATTTGCTAATCAAAATACATATGATTTAATTGTTAATTATATGGATCAAGCTATTAATCATTTTTTAATTACTAAATGTGATGCATTTAATATGTATATTAATTTACAATCTATTTCACTTATTGATATTGAAAAACATTCAAATTTTTTTAAATATATTGCAACATTTTTTTCTACTAAATATCCTGACAAATTGATTAAATGCTATCTTTATAAAGCATCTCTTATTTTTGAGTCTATCTTTAAAATAATTAAAGGATTTATTGACAATGAAACATTAAATAAACTACAACTAATTAATGATTGATAAAATTATATTATATTATATGTAAAACAATATATTAAAACTAACAATTTATAATAATATATTGTCTCTATAATGCGTCTATCTATTGAAAATAAATCTAAAATGGAAATGTTTGTTGCATTATTTCAGCTTCTTAAAAATTGGGGATCTTATTTGAATTTACATTTTGAAAAAACACATCTTTATATTCAATCCATGGATAAATCTCATATTTGTCTTTCTAGCATCACTATTTCTTCTAATTGGTTTTCTTCTTATCTAATTGAAGATACAACTAACATATCACTTGATTCCACTAATTTTGCAATTATGATGTCTTATGCTCTTAAACACTCAAAAATGGAAATTAAATTTGATGATGATGTTGAACCTGATAAGTTATTCATCAATTTATCTTCTAATTCTGATACTATGTTAGTTGAACCAACGACTAAGTCAAAGGGCAAAAAAATAAAAGAAGTTCAAAACAAGTTTGATCATTTTTTTGAATTAGGTCTAATTGATGTTGAACAAGATACTTTAGGTATTCCTGATGTTGAATATGATGTTGATTTCACAATGAAATCTGATAATTTTGTTGAACTTATTGGAGAGCTAATGGTTTTCGGATCTAATTTAAATATTATTTGTAGCGAAGAAGTTCTTGAATTTAATGCAAGTGGTGATACTGGAAAGTTAAAGGTAAATATTCCTATTGATGATCTTAATGAATATGCTATTGGAGAAGGAGATACTGTAGATATATCATATAGCTTAAATCACATCGGTAAAATGTGTTTGTCTAATAAGCTTGGACAAAATGTTAGTTTGTCTATCAGTTCAGAATATCCAATGGCAATTAAATATGATTTAGGAGATGATAGCAGTGTTGCATTTTATATTGCTCCTAAAATCTCAGACTAATTTATTCTTTTTTATAGTATTCGCAAAGCTAAATATAGGTCTCCATAAAGTTTGCCTCCCATAAAGTCGTTGACTTTGGTCCTTGAAGCTTTGTAGTATTTGCAAAGCGAATACGGTAAAGGTGGAAAAATACGGTAAAGGTGGAAAATTATATTATTATTTTTAATTAAATATGTTAGAAATAATAACTGGAATTTTTATATTTTGTATTGTATTATTTTTTTATCTCCATATACAGTTTCATTTAAAGACCAGTGATGATCTTGAAATTTATGAAATTGATCAAGCTTCTAAGGATAGAATGGAAGAGATTTGTGATTTAAGACAACCAGTTTTATTTGATTGTGATGAAGATATCAATAAAATAGTCCAAACAACTAACAAATCTGTACTTCTTGACAATTATCCCGTTTTTGAAGTTAAAATTCGCGACAATATTTTAACTAATCCTGGATCTACATTTGCTGAAGAATTATATCTTCCTTTGCCACTACATATTGCATGCAAATTGTTTCAAGAAGATACAAATTCTGTCTATTTTAGTGAAAACAATATGGATTTTTTGACTGAAACTGGAGTTATTAAAAATATGACATATAATGATGAGTTTTTAAGACCGCGATTAGTTTCAAATTGTAATTATGATATTATGTTAGGTTCTGATGGTTTAGAGACACCTTTTAGATATGAATTGAATTATAGAAATTATTTTGTTGTAACACAAGGATCTTTATCAATTAAAATGGCTCCTCCTAAAAGTGCCAGATATTTGTATCCAATAAATGATTATGAGAATTTTGAATTTAGATCTCCAATTAATCCATGGTCTCCTCAATCTAAATTTAAGGCGGATTTTGATAAGATTAAATGCTTAGAGATTGTTTTAACTCCTGGAAGATTCTTATTTATTCCTTCTTATTGGTGGTATTCATTTAAATTTTCTGAAAATACAAGTGTTAGTTGTTTTCGTTATAGAACATATATGAATAATATTGCAATTAGTCCAAATATATTTATGTATGCTTTGCAAAATCAAAATGTAGAGCGTAAAATAGCGAAAAAAATAGATTTAAAAAATGATACTACTGTAATTCCCACTGTTGATAATAAAGTAAATAATGATGAGCAGATTATTACTTCTGACAACAATATTGTTGCTGCAGATTCAACCCTTGTAACAGATATACAAATGCCATTGGGTTCAAATTTGGATCCTATAAGTGGTGGCGAAACAACTCCCTTACATGACATGTAGGTGCATATTTGCAGCATGTATGCCGCATGTAGGCCGTATGTAGGGCGCATGTAGGCCATGTAGGGCGCATGTAGGGCGCATGTAGGCCCCATGTAGGGCGTATGTAGGGCGCCACAATTGTTAGTTCAAAAACAAGTTAAAGACTATTTTATATATTATTTTATACTACATATTTATTTCTATCATGACACTACTTAAAATCATTATTGATAACCGCAATTACTCTAATTGGTCTATTTTTAATGCTACTACTTTAGAACCAGTATCTGTTAATATTGAATGCAATCCTATTCAACATAAACTATTCACAGGTGATGTATTCACATTTAATAAGCATGGTGATAAAAGTAACATTGATATTGTTCATTCATCCGTCAGAATTATGGATAACATACCCGCTGTCCTTATTCTTAACGGTAATAAAACTTTCGGACGCACTAATGGATTAAAAGGTAAATTATTATATAAGTGCATTCCCGATGATGTTCGTTTGCCTGCCTTTTTAGTCCCTTATGAGCATAAACATGTTGGATTTTCTAAAGTTTTCACCAATTTATATGTCACAATTCGTTTCTCCGAGTGGAACGAAAAACAACCCAAAGCAATCATTTCACAAACTATCGGTCCAATTGATATTCTTGATAATTTTTATGAGTATCAGCTTTACTGCAAAAGTCTCAATTCATCCATACAAAAATTCACTAAAGATACTAACAAAGCCATCGGATTTAAAGCCGGTAAATCTGATGCACATGACACATTTATTGAAACCCTTACAACAAATTCTACCATTGAAAAACGCAACCACAATATATTCTCAATTGATCCACCCAATAGCAACGATTTTGACGACGCATTCAGCATCAAATTGTTAGACGATAATACACTATTACTCAGCATTTATATCGCCAATGTTACTATTCTTATGGATTCGCTAAATCTCTGGTCCAGCTTCTCCCAACGCATCTCTACCATCTATTTACCCGATAAAAAACGACCTATGCTTCCTACTATTCTCTCCGATTGCTTATGCTCTTTGCAAGCTGAAACTAGCCGTTGTGCTCTCGTTTTAGACTTATTTATTGATAGAAATACATATGAAATTATTTCCACCAAATATTCTAACTGCATTATTCGGGTCAGCAAAAATTTCGTATATGAAGACCCTGATTTGTTAGTTTATCCTGATTATTTATTATTATTAGATACCGTAAAAAAATTATCCAAAAAATATCGTTATATTAACAATGTCAAAAATAGCCACGAAACTGTTTCATATCTAATGATTCTTATGAATTATTTTTCCGCTAAAGAATTGCTTAAATCTAAAACTGGTATCTTCCGATCTACTGTTGTTAAAAAAGGAGCCGATTTAGATTTAATGTTACCTGATTATGTTCCTGAAGATGTTGGCAAGTTTATTAAAATCTGGAATAGCACATACGGTCAATACATTGACATCAGTTTGTTAGTTAATGATGATCCCTCTTTTTATAAACATGAGCTACTTGATATGGACGCATATATACATATTACTTCTCCTATTCGTCGCCTTGTTGATTTACTCAATATGATCAAAATTCAAGAAGTTTTAGGTATATTCACATTATCTAAAAATGCATCCGACTTCTTTACTAGTTGGACTTCTAAAATTGACTATATTAATGTTACTATGCGTGCTATAAGAAGAGTGCAAAATGAATGCACATTACTTGACACTAGTTCTAAAAATTTATGTATGTTAGATAGCATTTATCAAGGATATTGCTTTGATAAACTTGTTAGAAATGATGGACTTTTTCAATATATTGTATATTTACCTGAACTTAAAATGACTTCCAAGATCACTGTTCGTGAAGATATGGAAAACTATGAAATGCGACAATATAAACTATTTGTCTTCAATAATGAAGAAAAATTTAAACGAAAAATTCGTTTGCAAATAGTATCTACTATTTAACATATTTGAAACTAACATAAAGATATATTCGTATAGTATATTAGTATAATGGATTGTGATAACTGTAATTGCATTAATAAATGTGCTAATACTACTGATACTACTGATACTGAAGTCTTAGAGTCGACCGAGGTCTTAGTGTCGACCGAGGTCTTAGTGTCGACCGAGGTCTTAGTGTCGACCGAGGTCTTAGACCCAGCTCCAAATTCCGAGCCTATTTTAGAAGAAATTTTAGAATTCGAACCTAATACAGGCGATCTTTTACCATCAGAATTAAATATCCCGGAAAAAATTAATATCAATAGTGTCGATGTTCTTCCTTCTTTGGAAGAACTAATAAAAGACAATTTTACTCCATCTGAGGAACTTAATACTAACAAAAATTTGTCTGCCGAAGAAATGCAAGAAGTAATGACTAACATTGAAAACACTGTAAATTTTACATCTGCCGAAGAAGGCTTGAACGCTTTAAATAATCCTGAAATTTTATTGAATCGCATTCAAAGCGCATTTGATACATTTAAGGAAAAAACAGGGCGTCCAATGACTTATAGCGAGATGCGGTATATGATGGGATAAGTATTAACAGAGTTAATACGATCATAAAAGCAATATAAAAATTTATATATTATATTTTATTATTATAATATATGAAATACTTAAAGAAACGAGCTAGTCGTAGGCATAAGAAAACTTGTCGTAAACTTAAAAGAAGACGTTGCAAGACTGTTAGGCGTAGAAATATAATGAAAGGAGGCTGAGGTCTGGCACCTATTTTTAAAGAAGTAGAAGAAGAAGAAAACAATTTTGTCGGCGGAAATTGAGTAACATATGCTTAATTTGGATCTTGATATTCTGGGATGATGTGCAAAAGCAGTCTCTGTCGAGCCTTTTAGCGATGAATTAGAATATTATTTTATAATAAAATAAAAAATATTTTATTATTTAACTATACTAATCTAATCTAATCTAATTTAATATTTATACATCTTCATCATTTTCATTTTCACAGTTCTCTTCGTCATCGTCTTCAATTATAAAAGTTATATCTTGAGATGTTGCTTCATTTATAAATGCCTTCCAAAAATCCGGTTTAAATTCATTAAACATTCTCCAATCGGTTTGAAATGTGCTCCATTTTGTATATTTTAAAATGTCCTTAAATTTTGCACTATTTATTGCCTCAACTATTTTATCACCTTCTTCTTTACTGCTTATTTTTAAACCATAGCATATCTGACTCATTCCATATTTTCCTTCCCAATCATTGAATGGATATTGGTGTCTTCCGAATGATAAAATTACCTTGGGTATTCCAAATTGTCCTTTATTTTCACTTGAATAAACAAATCCTAGTCCATCTTTTTTTGTCATATTGTGAACTACTGGTAAATTATTTTTTTCTGTTTTTCTATTATTTACATAAGGTCTTCGTGTATCATAAATTGAGGATGAATATAAAACTTCATTTTTGCCCAATATTTGACGTATAGTATTAAGTGAACCGCCTGGTAAGAAATTCCAGTCATTTAAATTAACAGAGTATCTTTTTCCATCTTGCCCGTCAATGATAGTCTCCTTGTAAATACTTTTATTTTCTAACACATAATAATCAACTATTGTAGAACAACTGAATATTTTTTTGCTCGATTCTTCTGTAAACGTTTTTAGATATAATATTTGTTTTCTTCCGAGGAGTTCCCACAAATAATGTTCCGGTTTTCTCCAAGATGGTGGATGCACAAAGCATAAATATCCGTCAACTTTTAACCAACTATTTAACGATTTAACGACGAATTTATCCCATAAACTTCTGCCTCCATATCCACCCTTCAATGCATCATCCTTTGATTTGTTATAAGGTGGATTTCCAATTACTGCATCAAATTCAGTGATTCCAAATGTAGCAGCGACATCTAATTCGAGCGTGTCTCCTGTGTAGCAGTTGAAATCAAAATCAATATCATCACTAGATTGCCCGCATATGCTCTCGAATTCACATCGTAGCAACTGAGTTGTAATGAAGATGTTTAGAGCAGTAATGTCTGCATAATAAATACACTGTGTCATGATGATCTTGACTCTAAGCTCATTGTCTGGATATAATGCTAAAAGCCCTGCGTTGAATTTGCGAACTATTTCCAGGATGAAATTACCCTTACCACAACAGGGTTCAAAAACTGCGCGTGGCACTGTCCAAAATTCTGATGGTATTGGAGCAACCATGTCCTTAACAAGTAGAACCGGTGTAGGAAATTCAGCGTTCATTTTTTTCTCGTCATTGGTAGGAATGAAATGCTTGGCGATCAAATACTGTAATTTTTCATATGATGCAGTCGAATAAATCTCGCGAATGTTATTAATAATTTCATCGTTATTGTCCATTATTTGATTCATTATACTAATGAACATATTTTTATTATCTTTATTTAATTCAATTTTTTTATCTTTTAACAACGAAATAATCAATTCCTGAGTTTTAGAATCAGTGAAAATCTCCTTAAAGTCATGTATCTTGTATGACCTTGAAATTAGAGCTAGTAGTGGAAATAGGAAGCTCTTGCACATTTCACAAGTCTGATTAATCATCTGCTCGATTTCTTCTTCTTTTTCTTTTGATAGCGGTTCAGCTGGTTCCTCGTCTTCTAAATCATTTAAATCATTATTTTTTGGCGCATCAATTTGTATCTTTGTCGATTCCCCCTTAGGACAATCTTGTTGTTCACCTTCTAAATCTGAATTTGCTTTTTTGTTAGTAACGCTCCTTTGAAAATCCATTTTAATGATATCTCGCAAATCATCATCACATATGATTTGTTCAAGTATAAGAGTGTCATCTATTTGCCTCATAATATTGTCTGCTTCGTTTTTGTAGTAAGTCATGATTTGCACGGTTGTTAGTTTGCCATTATTGATTTGCTGTGGATCAAATAAGAATATCTTGTGTTCAAAGTAGTATTGAAGTATTTCAGCATTGGTTCTCGTTGTCTTTGTGGTTCTGCGATGTCTGTGAATCATGTCGTTTAAATACAAATAGGTGCGCTGTATATTTAAATCAACGCAAATTCCTAGTGTTTTTTTCGGGGCAGGCGTCAATGCTCTATTAATACGCTGCTTGTAGTTGTCTAAATTATGCCCGTCATCTAGCGAAATCGTTACATCGCATTCATTATATGTTATTCCAACACTGCCTTTGTCGCCCAGAAGCAAGATGCATCCTCTCTTTTTTTCTTCTCTTGTTTTCATCATTTTTGTCTCAATAAATGCATTGTAATCTTCTTTAACGTCTCCGCTGTCTTCTGATGAATTAGAATATTCTACGTTGTAGTCACCCCATAATTTATGCTCCTCTAAAAAGGCCTTAAGCGTTTTTTGCAATAACGCAATCGTATTGTTTCTGGTGTGTGTTGGTAGATATATGATAAATAGCAGTGGATTATCTACAGTAGATTTTCTTGAATTAAAGCTGGTTTGTGTGGTTTCGACTTGTTTCATAATTGTGTCCCTTTTCATCATATTTTTAGAAATGATACACTCTAATAAACCTTTGAGAATCTCAATACCATCAGCGTCTTTACAGATGTCAAATTCTTCTGCGTAACCTATTTCACCTTTGTCATTGATTTCCTGCTTTAAGGCGAATAAAGAGCTATAACTGAAACCAAAATTTGTGTTGTGCTTTGCATTGTATGCATTAATTTCGTCAATTAGAGCTTGTGGAATAGAATACTTCATTAGAACTTGTGCAGGATGTTTTGAATAATCCTGATCCAATGTGTTGTCCTGCAAACATTCTAGAAATGTAGGACCATGCTTTTTAACCATGTATTGAATGATCGTGTCTCTTTCTTCAATTGATAACTCTGGTTTTAGCAATTCTTTCATGTAACCCTCGTCTTCAATTTCCCATTCATAGGTATATGCATCGCTAATTCTGTAATATTTTTTTGTCTTTGTGGCAGTTCCTGATGCAAATATATTTAATTTGATGTTTTTGCAAATGTCTTCAATGTCTTGATTGGATTCGACCTCTAGAATTCCCTTCTGTGTTTTGACTGTTGACGAACCTTGGTGTGATTCGTCTGTGATAATTGCGTCAAATCCCATGTTTTTAAGAAATTCCTTCTTTGCACCCTTTAAATCGGCCTTCAAATATTGAACGCTGCAAAATACAATGCCTCTAAATGCCGGGTCAACTGCTTCATCCAATTCATCAGTCATCAAATACTTTATATCCTTGAAATCCATGTAGTCTTCTAAATCCTTGGTAAAACTGTTAATTGTAGCAGGAACTGATGTCATAACTAGGATTTTGTTGTATCCACTCGCTTTTTCTAGCAAGTCTTTACATATAAGCAGAATACTGATGCTTTTACCGCTTCTCGGTTTGTGAGCAAAGACCCACATTTTTCTGCTATTTTTTGCAATGGATCTTTCAAATTTAAGTCTAGTCATTCGCTGATGCAGTTTTTCTACCAATTGTTTTCTTGGTGATGCCAACAAATCTGCATTTATTTTCTGCTCGATAAAATCTTCAACCGTTATTTTGAGGTCTTTGTATCGGTAGCAAAATACATCCAAGGCCTTGATTATGTCTTTTTCATCGAATAATAGGTTGTCTTTGAGAACCTTTTCAAATGCTTCTTGGTGGATATCTCGTTTTTTGCTGTCAGCAATGTCTTCCTTATCTTTTACAAATAAGCCGATTTTATAATTAGATGTATGTTGTTTTAATGTGCTGTCTAGGTCTGAAAGATCGGTTCCCTTTCTGCTGATTTTTTTCTTGTATTTACTGGAGAAGCCAATAATGGTGCCTTCATCTTCAATTGTAATGTCTGATACATTGCCCCCCTGATGAATTTTGTTAGACAAAATAGATTTAATATTGGTTACCTGTTTTAATGAAGAGCAATCACCGCTCAAAATATGAGTGTAATTAATCTCAGGGATACATTTTAATATAACGAGTATCTCGCAAATAGTCTCGAATAGGTCGCCTTGTCTCGAGTCGCTTGGTCCGGATTTGTTGTCTGACATTAGAAGAGTAAACATGATTGAGCCACCTAACGCAATATTCAAAAGCATATTAGCTAGAACATCCTTGCGTCTTAACTGACTAACAAATGCGCTTTGTTCTTCTTCAATGACAAATTCAATATCCTCGAAAAGCTTCGCCGCTTTAACCTGCTTAACTTTTTTATTTTTTGGTTTTTGTGTTGCCAATTCAACATTATTCGTATTCATAATAGGATTCATGATAGTAGTCAGTGCTTAAATATGTTATGATATATTTATATCATAATATATATAAAGTATTTCAATTTTTTATATATATGAGAAAAAAGTGCGTCACTAAAAATTTTAACAATTCTTATCAATTACAACCTCTTTCGTAATATTTCTTATTATCTTCTCCATATTCTTCTCCTGTTCATCATCTGTTGATCCATTCATTGCATTACATAACATCTTCAAATATTTATCATTATGTCGTGACGATGGATCCCTGTATTCTGGATATTTCTTTTGCCACTCACTAATTTGTTGTATATTCTTTTTACCAACTGTTTTGATCGCATTTGTTAACCTTGCCTTATCCGAATCCTTCGTCCATTCATCCTTATCCTTCACATACAAGGTCTCTCTTTTGGCATCACTGCAATGAATTGGCCTCTTACATACATCTAGTTCATTTAATCCATTGATAAAAATTCTTGACACTCCTTCAGAATAACCTAGACGCGCTGTTTCTTCCAGATCCTTTAGCTTGACCTGCAGTGATTCCACAAAATCAGTTAAGTTAATTGCATCCTTACATGTCTCATTCAGATATATTTGCAGATTAAAATGATTATTATTGTTAGTTGTATTGTGACTATTATTGTTATTTGTTGTATTATTGTTAGGTTGTATTGTCTTAACTACTTCCATCATCATAGTTTTCATTTCAGAATTATCCTTAATCAGCATTTTAATAATTTCACTTTCTTCTTTTCCTAAACTGTGCGATTTTTCTTCAACTTTTTCTTCATTGACCATCTGGCATGTTTTTTTATGACGCCATAATCCCGATTTATCTTTATATTTTTTGTCACAGTATTGGCAGACAAAATCTAGGCTTAATTCTGGCTTAAAATGGTTGCTAAAGGTTGATTTTTGATGTTTTGCACTCAAGCAATGGTTGTCCATGTTACTCTTCTTGCTCGTACCATAGTCACAATTTTCACAGTAAAATTTGAAGCTTAATTTTGGCTTAAAAAAGTTGCTAAAAGTTGACATATTAAGCCATGAGAAAAAAATGTCCAGTTTTTGACCCCTTTTTTTGAAAAAATATGCTCACAAAAAAAAACGACTTTGAACCGAAATTTAGAGCATTATGCTCACAAAGTGGTTTTTTTGGTTGATTTTCAAGCCTTCCCTTAGGGGTCAAAAAATGGACATTTATAAATGTCCAAAATCGTTTTTTCGATTTCCAATTTGGAACAAGAAAGTATAGGAGTCTAGACATTACCATAAGAATATAAGTATTTTCTTTATTTTATTATTGAAAATGATAAGAAAAATGTGAGGGAAAAATCAGTTTCTGAGACGGAGAAAAACTTTGATCCCTGGGTTCCCCATTGGAAAAAATTTGTCCTAAATATATTGAGAAAATAAATTTTATATTTTGGTAGTTTTAAACATAAAATTTGCAACAGACTTGGCGCCAAGGGTTCCCATTGGAAAACATTTATATACAATTTGTTGAATTTGTGTTATTCGTCTGAAATGATTTATAAGTTTCTAATATCATTATTTTTAATTCATAATTATCTTTTATAATCTGTTTTATAAGATCCTTATCAGACATTTCAAATTCATTATCATGGTTTTTAGTATTCTGAGTATAAATACACTTTTTTTTATGGACTGATAGTCCTTGGCGGTGACTATACTCTTTTCCGCAATTGCAAATATGTTTATATGTTTTAACCTCATTTTGTTCATTTTTACAGTGTTTTAAAGTTAAATTATGTCTATTTAAATCTCCTTTTTTATAACATTTAAAATTGCATGATTTACAAATAAATTCCTTATTTAATGCGTTGGATGATACAATTTTAGGTTCTTTTAGCCCTTTATTTTGATTACACGATAAAGGTTCAATACTATTTAAAGTTGCATTTAATGTAATGAAATACTCTTGTTCTTTTTGCCTTGCATCTAACAGATCTTTGCAATTGTAAAACTGAACTATTAACATTTCCCAATTATCCCAATTACCATTGTCTCTTATAGTTTTATACAATTTTAAATTATAACATGGTGATTTGATATTATTACAATTTTGTTTATGAGCATATTTTCTTTGCACAAAATTTGTCGTATGTCCAACATAAAGATCTTTTATTTCTGGATTTTTACAACAAATTTTGTAAATTATCGTATTAGAATAATCTATATCAACCTTTGGCATAATTATTTTTATATACTATATCTTTAAGTAAAAATCTTATTTTAATCTTATGTTTTTATTGCTCTTATGTCTTTTTGTCATCATTTGGTTTTCTAAACATAAAGTGACTGATTTGTCGCCACAAATTTCTGCAAAATAAAAGGCACATCCTTACACTTTTGCAACAGATCCATATCGCCAATTAGTTCTGCGACTGCAGCTATTTCTACAGATATTGCAACAATTTTCAAAATTGCCTTGACAAATTCGCCCAAAAATATATCTTTTTCTTGAGATATCTGTTGCAGCAAAAGTTTGCATTCAGGCTCCGAGTCACAATTAGCCCATCTAATCATATAATCAGTTAAGTCAAAAATTAGGGTATAATCGGTTCCAGTATTGACGCGGTTTTTTGCCTCTAAATCTATAAATATGTTAGTTGCATCATGTATTTCCTTAATTTGTTGCTTGACTTTTGTATTTTCAGAAACAGGTATAATTGATTTACGATCATCTGAGACCTTTACATTCGTAAAACAACTTAAAATACCAACCATTTCACAAGCAGAAAAGTCATCAAATCTTTTATCTAACACTAGATTTGCAAATATTAAACAAGGTACTTCTCTAAAATGGGTTGCAACATGACCTTTCAATAAAAGCTTATATTCATCTTCTTTTTCAATAAATCCATGCGTTTCTAACATTTTTAATACAATCAATACATTATTATCTAAAAACTGCTCAACATCTGAAAAATGATTTGTTAGTTCATTAAGCTGTTTATCATTATCTAAATAACGCTTAAATGTTTCTGCATCTTTCACAATATTTTTATATTCATCCTCTAACCTACCAATAGATCTCTCTGCTTCTTTTCGTTTCTTATTCACTAAAGTAGGTAACTTAATTTTTAAATCTAAATATTCTTTTAACACATCGTCTGGAACCCTTCTTGAAGAACCTTGAATTTTATCTATGTTAACAGAAACTCTATCTATATCACCCTTAATACAATTCAATTGCCTGTCTATCTCATACTGAATCATACTTCGTTTTACGAACACTGCATCCCTTGAGCCTTGTTCAATCATATTAAGAAGTAAATTATATGACACTTTAAAATTGGATACAAGCTTTTGTGGAGAGCCTTTTAGCATTGTTTTGTAAGACATGCTATCGGTTTTTGCAAAAAGATTATTCAGATGAATTACATTTCCAACAGTATCAATCCCTAGTCGGCCAGCTCTACCAGCTGCTTGAACATACTCATGTCCCTCTAAGATACAAATATGTTCACCATTATGCTTATAAATATCCGTAAATATAGATGTTTTCACAGGCAAATTTAAACCAATCGCAACCGATGTGGTGCAAAATAGCATCTTAATCAGACCTTGCGCAAAGAGCAATTCAACTATTTCACGCAACACAGGGATCATCTTTGAATGATGTATTCCAACACCTTTTTGCAAAAGAGCAACCAATTTAACATACTCAGGTAAATGCAAATATTCTTGATAATTTGGCAGCTTGCGTATAATTTGCTCACATTCTCGCTCTATAGTATAGGGCACTTTTGAATCAAACTCTAGTAAAGGACAAGTTAATTCTTCAGCACATTTTTCAAGCTGTTTAATAGAAAATACATAACATAATGCAGGTAACATTTCTTTTTCAACTAAGAACTTAGATACCTGATTTAATACATGACATCTTTTAACTCTCACTTGATTTTTATCAAATAATGTTAACATTTTGTTTACATCAAAAAATGTTTGCTCATTAAACAGACCATTTTCATCTTGGATAACAAATGTTTTATCTATTATTTTATTAATTTCTTGATGAACAGATTTGTCCTTAATGGATTTAAAAATACTGCTATTCGCAGTGATAAAAGAATAATGTGTTAGAGGAACAGGTCTAATTATTTTCTTTGTTAGATAAACAATTTTATCATTTTTACAGGTTTCCTGAGGTTGTCCTTTTGTTTCTAACCAGATAGCAAATTGCTCGGGATTATCTAAGGTTGCTGATAG